GTACAAGAGCAGCAGTAGCAGTAGCTATAGCTGTGGTCACGAAAGCTGTCGTAGCTAGTTGAGTAGTACTAGCCCCTGCAGAGGCTGTAGGACCAGCAGGAGTGCCTGTAAATGTAGGACTGTTTAGGTCTGCTTTGGATGAAATGGCTGAGGCAATAGCGTTATATTCGGTATCAATCTCTGTACCCTTGATAATCTTAGAAGGGTTGCCAGAAGCTAGGCCATCCTTGACAGCAAAGTTAGTAGCTTTTACATAGTTACTCATGCTTGTTTTCCTTGTTTAATATAGATGTCAATCCTTTGAATAGAGATAGGGTTACCATTGATCTCAGCCTCTAGTCCAATCTGCATAACAGACCCTGTACCGCCAGCCTGTATCTTAAACTTATCTAGGACAATACCGTCTGAGAACTCAGCAATATTGTATTCCCCTATATTATACTCGTAAACTACCGCCGTGTCAAGCTTTTTCGTAAAAGCAAAGTAATTTTCGTTATAATCAAAGCCCCACTTGACAGCTACGTTCTGGTTAGAACCCCCGATTACCACAAATCCAATCTGCTTCATGATTTTCTCAACCGTAGGCTGCTCAAAGTCAAAGTAGTTGGTATAGTAACTAAAGCGATACTCAGCCCCATTATCAGAATGACCATAGTATTTACCTATATATCCGGGCTTACCAAGGTATAGCTCTTTGGAGTTAGTTACGATAAGGGACTTAGGCTCTATACTGGTCCATGTGGTAGCCCTAGCAGCCCCATCCTGCAGAGGAGTCCTCATGTCAAAGCAGTAGACTGACTTAGTAATAGGCAGGGTTAAGAGATAGAAGGCATCCCTGTCATAGTAAACAGACTTGATATTAGCCGCTGTCTCAGAGGCCACGCTAGTCATCAGCTCATCCCGTACATTCTTGGAGATATCCCGCATAGGCAAGGACTTCTCCTGAATAACCCGCTGAAGGCTTCTAACCCCAGAATCAGACAAAAAGATAATATCTGTACCAGTACTCTGAACAGAGTCCCTAGCAATACAGCCAACATTAGGAATATAGTCTGCTAAGGTTAGAGTAGTAACGTCTATTGGGTTAGCATAGACAGCAATGTTATTACGTCCAAAGATAATCAGAAATCCGTTGTGTGCTGCAATAGCAACTATCTTGTCTGTGTTAGGAAAGACAGCATTTAAAGATAGAGAGCCAGAGTCTCCACCTTGAAAGTCTGATCCGTCCAGTAAGCGAGTAAAGTAAACTGTCTGTGGATCTCCTGCAATGTCCGCAGCCCATATACGTCCATAAGCCGCTAGAGCGCAGTTAGGAGCAAAGTCACCAACAGAATACCCCAAAGGCATTGTTCCTATGTCACCGAGTCTCTGGAATCCATATGAACCTGTGTGGGAGTGTGGATTAATAGTGGTTGTTACTGTACTAGTTAGAGCATCAGATACTGTGTATCCTGCCCCGCCAGTGGTAATAGTTACAGTAGCAATACCTGTGCCAGATAGAGTAGCTACAGTAATGGTAGCAGCAGTGGTTCCACCAGACAGTGTAAGGATATCTCCTACATTGTAGCCTGATCCAGCAGCAGTCAGAGTCAAGGCAGTGATAGCACCGCTAGAGACAGTAGAAACTGTAAAGGTAGCACCAGTTCCCGGAGTAGCCATACGATGGTAGATCAGCATAGGATGACCAGACTGCACCAAGTACGCATGAGGCTCTGCGTCAGAACCATCACCGTAGGGTAGAGCAGCTCCTTGCCAGTTGTTGCCAGTGATTGTATATGCTAGGTCTGCACTGTTAGCTTGATTACGTACAGTCTTGGTAGTCATCGTAGTAGTGCCAGTAAACAGTTTATTATTACCAGCACTGAGGAACTGACTAGATCCATTATCCGTTAACTCAAACATAAACTCTACTGGGTTAGCAGCGCCTAAGTCTGTGTTAACTGCAGAGTTTACAGGAGTCCATCCTCTACGAGCACCAACTCGTCCATACCTATCGATCACGCAGTTGTTAGCCTCTAGCGCAAAGCCAGAAGACAGAGACACTGCAGACTCTTGGATGTTTAGTCCAAAGAATCCCGGTGCTGCAATACTAGCTGTTTGTGATGAAGATGCCATTAGACAGCGTCCCAAGTAAATTCATCTGGATAATGATTACCTTCGTTTGATACATGATCTGCTAATGATGTCTGATACAAACCATAAGCTTCAGAGCTGCTCAAGCCACCATCTTCTCCACGCTCTGCCAATGCCTTAGCATAAGCCAAGAATATAACAGGTTCTGCTGGAACCTTGATCTGTGTACTATTTAGGACAAGCTCTGCCTGTGGTTTAATAATATTAAAGTTAAGAGTATATGTACCATTAGGAATAGGATATAGATCTACTTGAGTATCTCCATTAGAATCTACACCGTTAAAGTTATAGTAGCGAGGAGAACCTAACTCAGGAGTTTGATTTAAAAACTTATTATTCATATCACTGGTAGAAGCGTTCTCCATGAACCAATCGCTTGTATCATTTATAACGTCAAAGACCCTGAAGCGAATACCAGCATCAGTCATTACATAGTTAAACAGATTAGCAGTAGTAGAAACGGTTAGAGTTTCAGACAAGGCGTTCCAGTTATAAGCATCTTCTACCTGTCTCTTAGCATCATTAACGAACTTGCTAATTAATTTGGAGTATGCTGTGTCATTGACTGAAGTAACTTCGTTTTCGCGAAGCCTAACCAGTACATCATTGACAAGTTCTAAATAAGTTTTGTTTGCCATTTAGCAATCCCATTTCCTAAGTGCTAATGCTTTCCTTGTTGGTCTGCCCTTCTCATCCTTCATAGGTCCCGGCACTCCACTCATACGAGCACAGAATGACTTCCTACGTCCAGCTTTCTTAGGAGACGTTGCAGCTTCCTTAGCAGACACTGGAGGCTTTAGATTAGCACCTTCCTTAGCCTTAAAGTAAGCCCTGCCTTTAGCGTTTAAACCACCTTCAGGGTTCTGATATACTTTCTTTACCATTATTTCTTCGCAGTCTTCTTAGCTTGTTTGAATGCCTTAGCAGTGGGTGCACCTTTAGAACCTACCTTACGCATCTTCTCACCAGATCCCTCTGCTATCCGTTTTCGTTTAGCCCAGATATTAGAATAGAGTCCTTGTTTCATTTCTTAGCTTTCTTCTTTTTAGCTAAACCAGCCATCGATAAGCCAACAGCTATGGCCTGCTTCTGAGGCATACCTTCTTTACGAAGCTTGCTGATCTTTGCAGAAGCTGCTGCTTGTTTGCCCTTCTTAGTGTAAGGGTATTTCTTTCCGTCTACCATTGGCATACTATTCTCCTTAGAATTGGAACTGAACTGTCATCTCAGGCATGAACTCTACAGTCGCTATGTAGGTTACTGTCTGAGTACCTGAGTTTTGTACTCGAATCTCATCACCAGCTTGCAGTACTACCTCTGTGTTACCATCTAGTAGAATAAACTCACCAGCACCTAAGTTCTTACCACCAACAATAAAGTACTCAGTGTTGGTAGAGGCATCGTACCAGTAGACTTTTGGAGTATCATTACCAGTAAGACTAATAATGTACATCATCTGCCAAAGACCAGTATTCTTAGTTGGTACTGTAAGAATAGTTTCCTTAGTAGTAGTAGTTTTAGTTGTAACTGCGGAGACTTTTCTGCTCATATTAACCTACTTTAAGAACTAAGCTGAGTAGTAGAACTACGATAAAGCCAGTAGTCCCAAGCAGGATCTGTTCTAGTCTCTTTAGCCTAGCATTAATGCCTGCATAGCGTTCAGCACATACTGCTTCATGGGTATCTAGCTGGCCTTTGACTTGGTCTGCTGTAGACATTATTCACCCCAGTTTTGGTTACCGATTACAGAAATCAATGCTTCTACATCTGCACAGCCTGTGATGGCTGCTTCGAGCCTATCGCACTCAGCCACGATTGCTGCTCTCTTGGCAGCTACGATAGCAGGCACATCAATGTTACGCTCTGCCTTGCGAACAATCACCCAGTCAGTCTGGGCTAGTAACTTACCTGCCGTGTCCTTAACCTGTGCAGTCCATTGGCTCTTGAGTCCCTTGGTGGTAATAGACTCAGTAGCCCCTTCTGGAGTTTCAGTAATATCTTCTAGTTGCTTAGGATTACCTACGCCCCAGTAAAACCGCTGGTCATACTGCTCCGGGTCTGCTACCTCTACGATACCCAGTTGCTCACGCAGGGCAGGATCACGCAGATGTGGGTAGCGGATGCCACCGATGACTTGTTCAGAGTCAATTGAGATGGGGTTGCCATTGAGTTGAAACATTTGTTACCTCGCTAAAGAATACTTGAATGGGTTTTCTGCAAATGCAACATAGATGTAAGTTGCACTAGAAGTATTTAGGTTTGTTGATGCAGTAGTGCCACGCAACTTAAAACCGTTTGACAAAAAATCTACATGAAACGCCGGGTCTGGCGATTGAGCATTAGATAGATTAGGCCATAACGGAGTATCATCAGGATTGTATGGCTCTCTTGCTGTGTCTTGTAGTTGCCAATCAGATGTTCCACCAGTATCAGAACGCTTTCTTAACAACCATTTTGGTCTAAACCCAAGGTAAACAAAGGGAGGGTCTGTGGTTGAACCATTTCCCGTGTAACTTCCAAAGGCGCTATACCCCGGTACTTCAGCAAAGCAGTAGGCTACATAGGTATGCCCGTTTGCGTTGACATTGTTAACATTAGAAGTACCAGCAGTAAATCCAAAAGTTGTGGACGTTGGTGAAGTATTAATAATCCCACCAGTTGTAGTGGAAGCAGCAAATTGAGAGTTTGTTGCGTTTAATAACAATCCATTACTTGCTGGAAGACTTCTGTGATACACGTTCCAGCCAGCAGCAAATGTTCTAGCTTTTACAATAATCATAGATGGCGTAGTTCCAAGACCATGGCCTACTGTTGCTGCGGCTAAGTCATTTCCGGGGTAAGTAACAATTGAGAACCCGCTAGTCGTATTTGCCCTGACTGTGCTGGTTATAGTGCCAGAGGTATTGGTAGCGTTAGAGCCGCCAGCGTTCCAGCACCATGCAACGTAAGTTTCACCTGCAGTATTTCCATTAAAATCTGAGCCACTAACCGTAAACCCAGTTGAAGATACGCTAAGACTTTGCGTTAAAGGTGTTCCGTTAAAACCTTCTGCACCAGTTGAGTTAGAAGTCAAAGACTTTGATGCACCAAATCCACGAACCGCATCTTGTAGATAATTATTGTTAGCCGCATTTCTAGCCTTCTGCCACCACAAGTCGGTTGTAAATTTCAACCCTGAAACTACATTGCTATTTCCCGACCCTGTACCTGAATACAACGCCACGCCAAAGTAGTTATCAGCCTGTGTAGTGCTAGTAGCACCGATGGTCGGCGTAGGCAGATTAGTTGTACACAATGCCTTAAAGCCAGAGGGGGCTGTGTAGGCAAAGGCACGTTGACCGAAGTTAATAGTTTGCGTTCCACCAGTACCCGCAGTACTAACGCCAGCAAAGAATGTTCCAGATAAACCAGTAAACGCAGTTCCTTGGCTAACTCCGTTTTTGTAATAAGTTAATGTTCCGTTATCTAAATCGAGTGCAACACCAATAATGTCACCGCTTGCATAGGATGCCCCGTACGCCGTACCAGTTGCGCTATTGTATTTATTACCGTTAGTTTTGTAATATCCGTAACTTGTTGCTTGACTCCCAAAATAACCAGTTGTTACTACATCGGCTTTTGTAATTCCAATCATATCTTCTGCGGTTGCTGAGGCAGTAACTTCCCAATACCACTTGCCAGACGAAATTGCTATTGTAGATTTTGCAAAATAGTTGATGCCGTTAAGTAACGCCTGAAGATTTCCATTAGATAAAGTAGCCGCCGCAGTTTTGTCTAGCGGATTCAGCGTACAGTAATTCCCACGCACCTCACCACCAACACCTGTAGGTGTATCCACCATCGAGTCATTGCCAGCACCAGCCGTTACCGAGAAGTTGTTAGGTGTCCAGTTGTTACCGTTGCCTGAGCTGTCCTTGCCTAGTGTTGCAGCCGTGGTGTTGGAGTTGTCTGCAAACTTCAGGTAGAACCCGTTAGTGCCGTATGTGCCACCCCATGCTTTTGGAATCCATACGCCAGTAGAAGAATTAAACTCACCAAGTTGCGTAAGTATTGTTTCTGTTACGCCGTTTACTGTTCTGGTTGTTGTTGTTGGAACTTGACCGTCAATGAAGTAAATCTCAGTCATATAACCATTTATTATCATTGGATCGCCTGCGTTTTGCGCACCGATTCTATGTTGTATTGTTGAGTTTATCGCTAAATCAGCATTTTGAGACGGGTATGTTGCGGAAGAATAGGTTGCTTCTGAGCCGTTAATAAAAATTTTTATTCTGTTTGCCGCAGTTGCTTGGGTTGTATCAACTAACAACACAATATGATACCAAGCATTAAAATCTCTAAATCGATTATTAGTTGTAACATTGTGACCTAAATTTCCATTAAAGCTTAATTGGTCAGTGCTAGGATTAAAATTAAAGAAATCATAAGTGCCAACATTTCTAGCAGAAAATAAACTTGGGTAATAATCCCCAGTTACTAATTCTACTTTTTTATACCAAACACTAAATGTAAAAGTCTTTCTGTTAGAAGCAGATCCGGGTGTTCGATTTAAATACGCAGAATCTGCTTTATTAAACCGCAGACTGCGCTCTATCTGATAGCCGTTAGTGACTGGGCCAATGCCCGTAGGTAGAACAGCCATTAGGCAAGTGCTCCAGAGTTGACTACAAACACGTTAGTACCGTCAGAGAAGTAACTAAGCAGATATGTACCAGTGGCTGACAAGGTAGTCAAAGCACCAGTGGCTACCTTGGTGTTAGCATGGGCAGATACTGTGTAGTTAGATCCGTTGACTAGCAGGATAAACCCACACTGACCAGCAGTAATGTTAGTAAAGGTCAGGGTAAAACTACCTGTGGGTGTACACTTAAAGTTGTTAGTCACATTCATGTCGAATGAACCATCATTGTCTGTAGTGACTGTGCCTCGCTGTGGAGATGAGAAAGTCTGTGCAGCGTTAGCAGCAGCTATCGTGAAGCTAGCATCAGGGACTGTAACAGTACGGTTAGCCGATGGAGAGGCTGAGATCGTAGATACGAAATTAGTTGATCCACCATCAATTGCAATTGCCATAGTTTATACCTCTATCCAATTTTGTTGATCTTCATTCCATTGATAGCGATTACCATCAGTAGGATATCCAACAGGAGGAACCCAATGAAAAATGTTCATGTCTAATGACCACGATGAATAAGGTTGTGGTTCGATAAATACGTCTTGTTCTGGATAATAAATCCACCCATCAAATGGGAAAGTTTTTTCATTAACCAATCGCTCTTCAAACAGATACCAATCATCGCCGTATGTCTTTGGGTTTTCCCAATCAATCCACTCGCCGCTAACTACTACATTATTTTGCAGTTGAGCAGCATAAGTATTTTCTTTTTCAACCCACGCATTGTTTTGCCACACATACCGCTTAGCGTAAGTTTCTTCTGGTTTTTCCGTCATTTTTTGTCCTTACGGTATGTAAACCCAATAAGCGTAGTAAGACCTACCATTATTACCATCATCTGACCAAGCAGATAAACGCATTCCAATATAATCAGTTGTTGTGACTCCTGTCACAGCCCCAACACTAGCAGAGTTTGCGCTCCAATTTCCTGCTTTTGACCAGCAGTCAGCATAGCTTGTAGTAGAAAAAACATAAGTGGTTGTACAAGATGTTGAAGTCCAAGCAGCCCGTCCTAATTTATGAGTTCCATTAGCGGTTGATCCGTTTGCTCGTAAAGGATAGGAAAGTTCAGGAACGTAATTGTTTCCCCAGTTCCCGCCTGATGCACTTGCTCCCCAATCCAAACCTCCGTTATTTGCCCAACCCCCGCCACCTTGTGAGTTTATGTACTGATATAACAACCAATAATGATTAGCTACGCTAGACAACTGCAGACCAGTGTTATAAGTAGTTGATCCACCAGCGTTAGTGCTTGTGCCTGTATCTTTGTACCATCCAGTTGCTGTTGCAGAAGAATCTGATCCAATAGTTGCGTTATCTGCCTCTGATGCGGTTCCAGTTGCTCCATAGTTACCATTATCAAGGTAACCAGTTAAATCCATTAAACTCCAGCGTTGATAATGAAGACCATTGACATTTAACCGACAATAACATTGTTTTACGGTGTTACCAGTATAAATATTTTGTATGTAATACACGCCATCTGCTGCTGTACCGCCACCACTCGTATACACCTCGCTTGCGCTTACGGCTGGATTACCTGCGGTCAGTCCTTTTTGAACATATGTAAGAGGCCAATTACTTCCTATGACTGCATTCCTAACATCATTTAATTTCCATATTCCACTGGCGCTGGAGGTACTAGGAAACTGAGCCATTAGGAAATCTCCTCGTAAGACACAACAATTTCAAGATCTCCTGTAGCAGAGGCCAATGCTGTAATCTTATCGCCTTCTTCTAAGTAAATTGGCTTAGACATAACGTCAAGAGATGAGTCTGCAGGAACTGATATTGTATGAGCAATCTCATAAGATACTGTGGTTGAGGCATCATAAAAAGCAATGGTTACATCAGCATTATTAGTTCCGTCTACGTTAGACACATAAATTGCGTTAATCTTAAACACTTTGCCACTAGCTGCTGAGTTGGTCACAATGTCAGCCGCTGAAGTGGTCAGGGCTGCTCCAACGGTTCTACCAGTAATAGTTGCTACGTTTACAATATTAGGTGCTGCCATATTAACCTCCGAATACAATAGCCATAGCTATCGCTTTACCTGTTGTTATGTTACCGCCTAAAGGACTAACTAACCAGTTAGCGCCAGAGTCAGTTGTAATTGATGTACCAGATGTTATTGTTACTGGGCCAATACTCATGCCATTAAAACCAGTAGGAATTGTATAACTGGAGTCAATAGTCTGTGAGTGTACAAAGATACCATTCTGAGCTACTAAAGCCTCAGACTTAAACTCACCTGTGGAGGGCTTATAAAGTAACTTAGCATTACCAGTGTAGATCGTTGACGCAGTGCCTGTAGTGGCTCCTAAGAATGTAGGATACAGATCAGAAGCTGTACTTGTGTCATTAGAAATGTTTACTGATGTGCCTGTTGAGAGCGTAACCCAAGAAGTATCGTAGTTAGTAGAACTGTTCTTCTGTAATACTTGATTGATTGTACCACCAGTAGGAACACCCTGTCCAGCAGGAACGCTGAAGTCAAACACTGCTGCGGAGCTAGTGCCTGAGTTAGTTACTGTTGCGCTAGAACCCGGAGCACCAGTTGTAGTCGTTCCTACAGCAATCGTAGCAGCGGTTCCAGTAGAACCTGTTGCGCCTGTTGCCCCAGTGTTTCCTCTAGGTATGCTGAAGTCGAATACTGCCGCAGAGCTAGTACCAGAGTTAGTGATAGTCGCTGAAGAACCTGCTGCGCCTGTTGTGACAGTGCCTACAGCAATCGTAGCAGCAGCCCCAGCAGAACCTGTCGAGCCTGTAGCGCCCGTTGCTCCAGTGTCACCACGAGGAATAGTTAGGTTTAGGGTTTGACTAGGAGAAGTACCAGTGATAGTTGCACTGGCACTTGATCCAGCAGAACCAGTGGTGACCGTACCAATAGACAGCGTGTTAGCTGGTCCTGCAGAACCTGTGGCTCCAGTTGCGCCAGTAGCTCCTGTGGCCCCTGTAGCACCTGTTGCACCTGTTGCGCCTGTAGGTACGCCCAGTGTTAGTGCAAAGGTAGAGTTATTATAAGAAGCTGTAGCAGAGGAACCTGCAGATAACGTAGTGGCTGTGACAGAAAAGCCAGTAGCCATGTTGATTGAGGCATCACGAGCAGCCTCAGCAGCAGCCTCTGCAGCCTCTGCATTAGTCTCTGCAGTTTCTGCGTTAGTCTCTGCAATTGCAGCAGCCGCCGCAGAAGCCTGAGCAGCCGCAGCAGCAGCTATTGCGCCAGTAGAATCATTCTCAGCAGCGTCAGCACTGTCAGCAGCATCAGCGGCTCTATCAGCAGCTAGAGAAGCGTACTGTAGAGCTAGTGCAGCAGCATTGGCTGCATCTGCTGTTGCATCACCGGGACCACCGGGACCACGATAGATAGCCATTTAATCTCCGTTAGTTTGCTTAAACAGACATTATCTGCTTAAGAAAACTCCCCAGCCCTTGTGAGGCTGAGGAGAGCCACTAGCTTATAAGCTATTAGGCAGGAACTGCGAGAGCAACAGCAGAGCCATCACGCAACTCAGCAACACCGTACAGCATATCGCTGGTAAACAGAGTACCAAGATACTCTTGTTTGTACTGAGTCTGTGAGCGAACACCCATCTGCTCAGCTAACACAAATGCATCTTTATGTGCTAACAAGCAGATACGGTCTGTGCCAGAACCACCAGCAGCAGTGTCAGCGTTGGTGCTTACAAATACTTTAACACCAAACACGTCACCGATTTGACCGTTACGGATTGTGTTAGCGGAACCAGCTTCGCCAACAAAAGCCTGCTCTGTGAAACGCTGAATGCTCATCAACGTGTTGCGGCTTGACGGAGGAACAATCAGGAAACGATCCGTCATCGGAACATCTTGGTCATCAAGA